AAATAATTTTATAAATCTTTATATATAAAAAAAAAAAAAAAAAAATAATATATATATAGAACTCAGGAATAGATATTTTATATGTCTAGGTGATAATTTTATTTTTTACTAATAAGAGGTGATTTATATATCTATATTTATAAAAACTCAAAATCCTGAGTTTTTTGTAAGAAACGTATACATGGCGAGGCCTGTAGGGCAAACTCAGGCTTAACCCTGAGTTTGCCTGAGTTTATTTAGTCCAGAAATAATACGTTGTTGGCCTTTGTGCGTTGTTTAGTTTTACGAGTTTAGTGTGGATTGAATTGTTTGCTGTAAGTTCGTCAAGTAGTTGTTTTCGTAGCATTGGCAGTATCTGTGCTGTTTTGCTTCCCAGCTCTTTTGCTGTTATGCCTTTTCTACCAGCCTCTTTTATTCTTGCTTTTAATAGTTTTGTTAATCGTTCGTTTTCGTTGTCTGAGCCTAGGTGTTTAAATTTTTGTGAGAATACTTTTATTGATTCCATTTCTAATATTTCAAACCAATGCAGGATTTCTATGTTTTGACACTGATCTATTAGCATTGCTCCTTGGATAGCTCTAACCCCTCCGCGATTATACATAGGAGCGAATGATTTGTTATCACCGGACAACGATATGCTTTTTTTCTTAAACCTATACACTAAATCATATTTTGCTTCGCTATAAGCCTCTGTTACTGGTAATTGAGTCGAGCATAAAAACAAGTCTTTTGCATATTGCTGTTGTAATGCTAGTAAATCACTAATGATGCTGGCCGGAACTTGTATGTTGTGAAGCTTTAATTTAATCGGCAATAAACCATTAAGGCCAAAAAGTAGCGAATATCTAGCTAAAGAGCCGTTTGCAAGGTCTGATGTCTTTAATCCGTCAAATATCTGTCGTTCTGTGCTTAAGCCAAAAACACAGACATTAGGCTCAATAATCTTTTTAGCCGCGTTACCTTTTGTTTTTTTACCAGACAAAGAGCTGTTTGCCGAGGTATAAGCCTCTGTGAGCAATACCACAATTTCTTTAGAGAATTGATTAGAATTTTTCCCGTTAATGCTCGATAGATACTCGCCAAACTCGTCAATATAAAATAACATTGTTGGCGATTCTTCCAAACTATCCATGAAGGCCGCCCCTGATGCCATTTTTCCGTGTAAGCTATCACCCATGCCTATTGTTTCAAGTATTAACTTTGCAGCCTTAAACGGAAAATCCTTGCCTTCGCCTGATTCAGCCATTGCAATAAACATTAAGTTTCCTTTAATGTTCTCATAAGCAATGTTTCTGCCTACAGCCACCGACATAACCGACATGGCCGCAGCAAAGGCTATAGCTGGTTGAGGATAAATACTTTCTTTTAAAATCCATTGCTGAATATCTCTAGCTATGCAAGGAAACGGTATTATGTAATCAATATCACTTGACAGGTCGGGCTTCCAGTCCTGCGCCTCTGGTTCGTCATTCTCTCTTTCTTTTAAGCGATCATCTAAATATTTTTGTCCAGCTGTCGGATTATTGGCTTGCATAACCCACCGCCTCACTAATTCTTTGATATGCCAATTCAATACGTTTTAAGTCATTGCCCGATATTTTTATCTGATTAACAATATCAGATGCTGCAAGATGGATAATTCTAGTCTCGTATAATAGACACTTTAAAATGTCAGCAGCCGGAAATGGTTGGTATTCTCGCTTAAATCCTTCTTGATTTTCTGGAAACAAGTCACTTAACTCTAAGCCTATCGCCCCAACTATTGACGAAACATCACATCCACTAAAGCAGTGAATTAAAAGATTACCATTATCACATTCTTTAATCGCTAAAGAAGGCGACCTATCATCATGAGCAGGACAACAGGCTATCCATCTATTGTTTCCAGTTGACTTAACTTTTTGCAAATGCTGTAAGACATTATTGGCTATTGACATGATTAATCTCTAGGTAGTCGCTCAATTTTTTAAAGGTTCTATACGTTGGGTTTATATCATCCCCCCTCTTAATACGTGAAATTTGCTGGTAGTTAATGCCAGTGGCTGCGGCTACTTTACTAATATTTTGCTTGTTAAGGTTATTTACGATTTGGTCTAGTGTTAGCATGTTTATATACTCTAAAATTTAAACTTATGGATTTAAACTATATAACATTAATGCTATAATTAAAACCTAATTTTTAAATTATTTTAAAATCCTTACAAAGTTTTTATTATAGAAAAAAAAAGAATATAAATAATTTTACTTTTTAAAAAATTTATAATATAATTACCTCGAACTAAAAAAACAACCTAACCGAGACAATGCGATGATTAAATTTGAAACAAACAAAGCTTACAAAAACCGTTCAATTTGTGATTCTGAAATGTTTTTTGAAATAACAGTTATTTCAAGAACTGAAAAAACTATCAAAGCATTAGTTGATGGAGTGGTTAAAACTTTACGCATTGCCATTTATGAAGGGCGTGAATTTGTAAAACCTTGGGGCTCTTATTCGATGTGTCCAATTATTAACGCAGCATAAAACAAACCTCCCCAGAAGTGGGGCAACCAACGGAGCAAAGCATGACCTCAGAAGATGAACAAAAAGCATTTAAAGCATCACAAGAACGAACACTAGTATCTATTAGTGCTGAACTACACAAAAAACTAAAAGTAATGGCAGTATCAACATCAACAAGCATTTATGTCTTAGCTGATGAAGCGATTACAAAATACTTAAAAGGCAAGTAGAATGGCAATCCCTAGCTTAGACAATGTAAAGTTTGATGATATTGAATTGGCAGTTAAGACAAAGAAAAGACCACAGTTCAGCATCATCTATGGCAAGGGCGGTATAGGCAAAACTACAGCCGCTTGTTATTCACCTGACCCAGTTATCTTGCCAGTTGGTAGAGAAACAGGTCAAGAAAGAATGATTGATAATGGTGTTCCTTCTTTTGAAAATACAAAAGGAATGCCACCTATTGAGTTTGTCTTTGGCTGTATGCAAAAGCTACTTAAAACTGAGCATAGCCGCAAGACATTAATCATAGATAATATTGGTTCATTTCGTGAGGCAGTAGAGGAAGATGTAGAGGCGGACAACAAAGGCGTTGACCTTAAAGCTTATGGCAAGGGCGCAGCATTAGCATATCCATACTACACAAGACTATTAGCTGGCATAGATGCCATCATGAAAAAGAAAGACATGCACGTCATTCTAATTGCTCATGATGTTCTTTATAATATTAACAAAGAAGATGGCACGTATTACCAACGTATCGGCATTAACGCACCAGCAGGAGAAAATACAAACGTGCGAGGATTATTAGAAGCAAGAGCGCATAACGTACTTTATATCAGAGGTGAAGATCCAACCAGAACCGTTAAAGGTGTTATGGGTGGAGTTAAACAAATAGCCACATCAGGCAAAATAAACCGAGTAATTTACACCAAACCGCAAGGTACATTCTTTGCAAAGAGTCGCGTCAATGCTGAGCCTTACTATGAAATAGAACCCACAGAAACCGAGGAGGACTTATTAAACAATAAAACAAATGAAACTTTAATACAACTTTTTACTGACCTTTATAAATAAATTAAAACTAAATCAAGGAATAAGGAAATGTCATTTTTTACTAAATCAACTGGCGAATCTGTAGAACAAACAACTGAATTTACAAACACAGGATTACAAGCCTTAATTCCAGACGGAACTCAATTAATATGTGCTATTGCTGGTTCATCATGGGAACCAGAAACACAATACAAAGGCAAGACTGTAAAGGTTATGCTTCACGTTATTCAAGCTGGTAAGTTTAAAGACTTTATCGTTAATGATAGCTTGAAGTTATTTGATAATAAAGCCTTTGTAGCTGACAAAGCATTAGAAAAGCTAATGACTTATGACGCAATCTGCACAGGTCAATTATATTCTGCTGATAAGGCTGGCAAAGATATTTTAGACAATAACGAACTGTTAGCCAGAGCATTAAATGGTGGTGAAGTGTTAGTTACTTTTGCTGAATATTCTATTGACCGTGACGACGGCACAAAGATTACAGGTAACTGGGTGCGTAGCATCAGTGCTAAGCCTAAACCAGCTCCAAAGGCAGCCTCTCCAGTCATCAACTATGCTTCAGAAGAAGAAGCATTGGCTGACGTTAATTTCTAAATATTAAACCTAATGCACAAGGATGTGCAATTATCTAAACAAGAGAGCAGTAATGTTATCAACAAATATTTATAAACAAACAAAAACCCCAAATTTATTTAAAAACACCTATTGGGGGAGTCATGCTTATGAAAAATGCAACATAGAAATAATAGAAAACAGAAATAAATTTGTTATTGAATATCAAATAAAAAAACAATCCGCAAGAATGTCTTATGCTCAAGATATATGGGCAAATTATGACAATTGATTTGACCACAAAGAATTTTATAATTTATTAGACGGTCGAGTGTTAATGTTGTTTAGTTCATATAAAGGGTATATTAATTCAGAAGAAAAATTTGAAAAGGATTTTAAAGAGCTTGGGTATGAATTAATTTATCCACTTTACGTTGAAGAAGCTAATTCTTATATAAAAATATTTAGCTCAAGAAAAAAATTAAATTCATTTTTAAAAAATTGCTGTTTTGTTAAATATTAAACAAAGGACTAAAACAAATGTCAACAATATACGAACTGTCCCAAGAGCAACAAGACTTATTAGATGCTTTATTTTGGGATGATGAAGACGAAGTATCGCTACACAGACTTGAAACAATACGCGGAACAGTAGAACAAAAGCTTCAATTCTTATCTACTCTTTATGCAGAGCAAAAAGCCAATGCTGATTTGGCTATTGAGACTTTAAAGATTGCAACTAAAAGACTTAAGGCTCAATCAGATCGTGCTGAAAAGGCAAGGGACAGATTAAAAGGTTTTATCCTTAACACAATGCTAACTTTTGAAGTAAAGCAAGTTAAGGGCGAGGTGTGCAACTTGTCTTACTATTACCCTGCTGCATCACTTAAGTTACTAGAAACTTTAGACATCGCTAATTTGCCTGACAGCTGCAAAGAAATCATAGAGACAGTCAAAATAAACAATGCAGAGATAAAAAGAAGATTAGGCGAAGGCGAAGAAATAGAAGGCGCGTATCTTGTAAAAACGGCATCACTGCGGATGTCATAATGAAAAAGACGCTGCGCTATTATCAAAACGAAACGTGTCAAGAAATAGCAAAGTCATGGGCGCGTAAAGAGCGCCCATACGCAAGCGTTATGACTGGACTTGGCAAGAGTTTAATATTTGCCGCTCTTACAAAATATGGATTAAACAAAGGTTATAGAGTATTGCAACTTGTGCCAAGACTGGAACTGGTAGAGCAAAACAGAGCCGAGACATTAGCTTATATTGACGACAAGCGCTTAGTGGGTATTGTTTGCGGGCAACTTAATAAAAGCCAAAACAAACACCAAGCCGTTATTGCTATGGCTTCATCATTCGTAAACAAACGAGCAATTAGTGGAGTGTTTGACATCCTGCTCATTGATGAGTGTCACAGGATGAAGCTGTGCGGCCTAGATGGTCAGCGTGGTATTTATGAAAAGATTGTCACAAGCCTATTAAGACTTAACCCAAACATGATGATAGCTGGCCTGACCGGAACGCCTTACAGACTAGATCAGGGCGAACTGCACGAAAAGAGCCACAAGACACTGCCTTTCTTTACTCATAAAGTTTATGACACATCCATCTATCCAAGCATAAAGCGATTAATTAATGAGGGGCATTTATCCCATGTTGAAACCTTAAACACAAGCGTTCATGTTGATTTAAACAACGTTAAAATGTTAGGAGGTGACTATAGCAAAGATGATGCAGGCGTAAAATTTGACGCTATTATAGACAATGCCGTGGATGATATGCGCTATCAGTTTGAGGCCAACGACATCAAGACCGCTATTATATTTTGTTCAACATTAACTAATGCCAAGCACATATTGAACAAATGGAATGACGATAGCACCATGCGTATTGTGTGCGGTGATGATGCTATTTGCACTAAACAACAACGTAAGGCCGCCATTGACTGGATAAAGAATGGTACTGGTTGCCGTTATATAGTTAATGTGGATATATTGGCAGAGGGCTTTGATTTTAAGGCTTTAGAGTGTTGCGTGCTAATGCGAGCTACCAAGTCAGCAGTGCTAATGGTGCAAATGGTAGGCAGGATTATCAGGCCGCATGATGACAAAGAACATGCTTTCTTATTAGACTATGGCACAAACATAGAGCGACTGGGTGAGATAGACAACATTATTATGCCTAAAACTAAGATGCGAGCAGGAGACGCGCCTAAAAAGCTTTGTGGTATTAAGGACTGCGGAACAATTAATATTTTGTCGGCTAAGAAATGCAAAGAATGTGGCGCAGAATTTATAAGCGAGTCAGAAGATGGTTTATATACGATGAGAACCAAGGCGCAAGCACTAGCAATAAAACAATCATTAAGCACTAATTATGAGATAAACAGCATTAGTTATGAGCTGGCGTATAGTAAAAAAGACAGCATAGAAATGATTAAAATGAAGTTTTACGGTGCTAATGGCGGTGAGATCCACACGCATTATTTGTGTCTTGATCACAAAGGTTTTGCTGGAGATAATGCTAAGCGGTTTTTTATGAGTCTGTTTAAAAACGCTAAAGACTTTTATAAGCTTGGAAACCTTATTACATGTCAAAACGCTTTAATACTCTTGACCGATGCACCTCACTTTTTTAAAGAATTTTTATCTATTGATCTTGTTGAGGACGGTAAGTTTTTTAAAATTGTTAGAATGGAGTTTTCAAAATAAATATTTTAGAGAAATTGCAAAGCCTTAAAAATAAAGAGGCTTTGTACATTGCACCATTAATGCCTGAGCGCGTCATGATGCCAGACGGCTTACTATCTATGAGCGATGCTGTTTTTAGCGTCGCTCTTTTCCATTTAGACGTTGAGCCGGACGATATCCACGACTTAATGTTTAAACCGCCAGAAACCAGAGAGAATATTTTAAATGATTACCGATGAAGTATTTATTAGCGAATTAGACGCTAGTCTAAAGTCGCAAGTAATTTTAAAAGCCGAAAGGCTTAGGCTTATTGCTCATGCAATTACAAAACCGCAAGAAACCCGTGACGTTATCCTAGATTTTGAGGCTGGTAATGCTAAGCAGTACCTTAAAGCTAAGAAAGACAAAAAAGCTGTGCGTAGTGAAACTGCCGAACAAATAGACTTTATCGAATGGTTTAAAAAAACTTACAAAGGCGTGGTAATTATTATGATTCGTAATGACGGTAGCCGCACTTTTGCCGAGCGACCTGAGCAGCTTTTAATGGGTTTACATGCTGGAGCGACTGATTTATATGTTCCTGCATGGCATTGTTGGATTGAATTTAAACGCAGCAAAGGCGGGGTTTTAAGCGAAGCACAAATTAAATTTAGGGATTATGTTTTGGGAATTGGTGATAAGTGGTTGATTTGTAACGGTTTTGAAGATGGAAAGGCTAAGGTTATTAAATTAAATAAAAATAATTAAAATAATTAGTTTACTTTTATACTCATAGGTTTAAAATAGCCGCAACTTAACAAGAAAGGCCAACTGGAGAAACAACATGTTTAAAGTAAGAATAGAATACAAAAGCGGAAAAATTGAATTTACAAAAATAGATATTTTAGAGTATGCAAATGCTTTAGAAAGCTTAACAAAAGAAAAAAGACTAGTATCAATTAAAATATTATCAGTAGTTTAAAGACAAAGCCCCAGAAATGGGGAAAAGGTTTTTAGTGATACATCAAGTTTCCTAGACAGAATTCTTGGTGTATCAGTAAGAATCTAAGGCCGGAGTCCTCGTAGTCCGAAAAAAGATACGAGTCAGTCAAACCTATAACTTGCCTTAGACGCAGTACCCCACCAGCCTATTTAGCGTAGTAGGTTTGGTGGGTTTTTTTATAATAATAATATTGGAGAAACCATGAAAAATTTAAACGCATTAAGAGCCAATGTAGTTACCAGCATGAACGCTAAAATATTTGGGGGTGTGTGATGGGGTATCTAACGTTAAATGAGGCCGCAAAATATGCAACCAATAAAAAAGGTTTTAATGTAGAGCCTTCGGTACTTTTACGCGCTGGAGTCTATGGCGTTTTAATTATAGCCGCAATTTTCCCATTTGGGACAATGTACAACGCAACAGAGAGCAAAGAAGAAGATTTTAAAGCGGGGCTCTTAATTATCCCGCCTTTACACCTTCTCGAAATTGAAACCGAAGGGTTTACAACGGTTGAGGCAGCTTTCAGCTCGGACGGGAATCACACCATGTACTTTCCCCGTAAAGAGCGAACGATTGGGCAGCTTTGTATTTTTATAACGGATCTTGATAAGTTCATTATCAATTTGAGGAACACAACACCGACACAAGCTGAAACCGTGGCCGATGTTGGCATGGTTAAGCGTTACGCGCATTTATCAGACGGTCATGTAAGCAATGTGGTTGCCAGCATGAACGCTAAAATATTTGGGGGTGTGTGATGATTCCTGAAACTGAGTTAATGCGACTGCGTGATGTTGGGTTTGAATATTTCCCAGCGGCACGAGAAAAGCAGAACGCCCAAAATCCCAGAGGGCATGAGAGCTATTACCTTGCCTTGTATTCCACAGTAACCGTGCTAGTCAATAGAAACTTATCAGCCGTTGAAATAGCCGCTATTAGATTACTTCAAGCAATTGCTATGCACGCCACTTGTGATGCCGAACAACTGGCCGACGAAACGCTTTATGATTCAACAATAAGCAGTATAAAAAATGCCCTTAAAACCTTGTCAGGATTAACTGGTAAAACTATATCGCTTGACTGCAACGAACCCGTTGCCGATGTTGGCATGGTTAGTCATGCAGGAACAGTGCCAAAGCTATTAAATCATTTCGATAATGATTTTAAGTTTTCAGGGTTGCTTAACATGCCAACTTATACGACTGGAGCTAGCCAAGAGTATCATTTACCAACAGGACGCAAATAACATGTGCCAATATGAATGGGATAACCAAGAAGAAGAATTTACAAACGAATACACGCCAGAAGAAGAAAATCATCTGGTATTAGCCGACGCAATAATGGCTAGGATTGTTAATGACTATGCCGATGACAGCACACAAGTGTTGGTGATATTAGCGCGGGCATTGATAAAAATGGCATCAGGTGAGCTAGACAGCAGCACTACCTACTCTTTCCACTTAATCCTTGATATTGCTATCAATGCACCTTTTGATAAGCGTCACGAGCCTTTTAACCGATTTGTAACTGATGCGCTTTATTCAGAGGCTTTAGCAATTGCGGAGTTAAATTTATGATTATCGAAGTAGATGATTACGTGCTTGACGTGGAGTGTGAGCATCAACATTTTAAGCCAGAAACTTTAGAATCGCCAGCAATAAGAGAAAGTATTACAGTAGATGGTGCTTATGTTGACGGAGTTGATATATTTAAGACTCTGCCAGAGTCAACAAAAGATAAAATTGCTGAAATTTTATGGGAGTTAGTCAATGAGAGTGATGATGATGGACTTTAAGCCACGCAAAAAAAGCCCTAGCCTTTTTTATTGCATAGCGCTTTTTATTTTTAACTGGGCAGGATTTTCCTTATTAATGCTTTTTTTAGGCTTAATGGTGCTTGATGCAGCTATATTGGCAGCAAGACTAATTAAGGTGATCTCATGAGCGAAACAGCAGAGGAAACAAAAAGCCACATTAATCGAGCTTATAGAGAAAAAAACAAAGCGGCATTAGCTAAAAAAAGAGCCAACAGGTATCAGATACAAAAAAATAGAGAGTATTTAACGCGCCCCGCATCGGCTGTGTATTTGACGCTTACCACACAAAAGCTTTCTAATATTATTAATTTTAAGAAATATTGGAATGTACCAGAGCATATAAATGAAAAGGGAATAGTTAGGTATCATAAAAAAGACTTAGATAACTGGCGGCTACATAACCCGCAATACTTTGACGGATGGAAGCTAATAAAGAAAGGCTATTACACCATGTCAGCAAATGTAATGTTAATTACAGAGTGGTCGCAAGCATCAAAGCACGTCACAGACTACTGCAACAAACAGCGAGTAGCTATTAATTCAATCCAATTTTGGGCGAGGTGGGCTTGATGAGTAAAGAAAGAGAGTTGTTAAGAAGAATATCAAGCCATAGTGAGGCTAGAATACCTACCCATTTTATTTACGAACTACAAGAACTGCTCGCCCAACCTGAGACTAAACAAGAGCCTGTGGCTTGGATGATGAGTAAAAAAAGAGAGTTGTTAACCCGATTAGTAAAGTCTGGAGCATTCCCAGAGGCATATTCAGACCCTAGCATTTTGGATCATGTGATGGTCTACGCGCCAAAGCTAGCACAGCAAGATCCTTTACCTCCAAAAAATCTACTAATTGAAAAATGCGATACCTTTTTAAGAAGCTTAATAGAGAATAATGGTGAGGGGTTAAAAGAGCTGAAAGCATTTGACCTAGAAACATATAATAAACTAAAGGAGGTTTTTTGAAATGAGTAGAGTATTAGCATTAAGAGCAGCTAACGAAATAGCAGACCAATTTACAAAGGGTTTTTGTAATGACCGGATGGTGGATGACTTTACAGACATAATCTATAAACACATCGGAGAGACTAAGCAAGTGCCTATTGAGGTTAAGATTATAGTGAGTTTTTTAGAGAAAGAATCGAAACTAACCCCACGTCAGGGTTTAGAAGAATATAAAAAAGGCTATGCACAAGCAGAGCGTGACTTAAAGCGTGAGCCTTTGAGTGATGAAGAAATAATGCAAGGCTTTAGAGCTGAAAACGATGCTACTACTAACATAGAAAATTACTATGCTGGCGTTGAGCTTGCAGAAAAACACTGGAGTAAAAATAAATGAAACTTTATGAACTAGGTAATGACAAACGATTTACCCTGACAGACGATGCCTCAGGCACAGTTTTTCTATTAGATCACATTGATGGTGCATATTCTGTGTGCTACATAGGTAATGCGATTGTACACATATCAGCATCGGCTGAGGTTGAGGTGGTAGAATGACACAAGAAATAGAAGTTAAAGGATACTTTAACAAATTTGCAATAGTGATTTATAGTCTAGTGGTTGTATTCTTTGTTATAGGCTTTATTAGGTGGGGAATATGAATAAATACACAGGCGTTATTGCTTTTAAGATTGATATTAAAGCAACGGACAGAGAATCAGCGGAGCATATAGCCAAGCAAGCACTACCTCACAGCTTTGGTTTTATGGACGGCAAAGGCGGCTCAGGTAAGTTTTTAAGGGGACTAGTGCCAGTTTTATATGAGCAAGAAGAACACGGTGATAAACCAGATAGTTATTGGCGCAACAGATGAAGATTTTAGGCTTAGTGTTAATACTGTTTCCGGCATTAGCACTAAGTAGCGAGGCCGAGTGCTTGGCAAGTATCATGCACTCTGAGGCAAGCGGAGAAAGCCTGGAAGGATTAATTTCAGTGGCTCAAGCAAGCATTAACCGCTCTAGGGCTACTAAGAGATTAATATGCTCAATCCGTGGCGTGACACGCAAGAAACCACCATTTAGTATAGCCCAGCATTATACTGCACTGGCTCAATCTATCTTAGATGGTGGCGTTTCTATCGTTGGTCGTGCTGATAGTTGGGAAAGGGCATTGAGGCCAAGATATGCCGGAAAAATAACACGAAGAATCGGAAAGCATACTTTTTATGTAATGAAAGGATTAAGATAAAATGGCAGATGAAGCGGATATAGCAAACGATCAGGCACAAATGATCTTAGATACACAAATTAAAATGAAACGAAAGGATATTGACCCGTATCAAAATGACTCTGGCGTATGCTGGGAATGTGCGTCCCCAGTGCCAGACCGTCGTAGGTGGTGTTCTAAGGAATGTGTGACCGCAAGTGAACTGGGCTAATTTTACATTTCCAGCCATTAATTTATATAATTACCCTAAACAAACGAGAGATTTTATGAGTGAAATAGAAGAAATGGGCTTAGGTGTTCGGAAGGTATGGAAACCTAAAGACTTGGTAAATAAGCCCGCTCATTATATACATGGCGGCATTGAAACATGGGATGTAATTGAGGCGTGGAACCTTAATTATAATCTTGGCAACGTGGTCAAACACATTCGTCGATCAGATCACAAAGGTACGCGCTTAGAGGATCTACAAAAAGCGCGTGCTTACCTTGACCGTGAAATATGTTTAGAATTACAAAAGCAATAAATCAGCTTCTTTTTTGCGTCTAATAGTCAAACCTTTGAGTGGGATGCCGTTCGCCTTATCCCACTTTTTAATCTCGCCAGATGCAGCAAGCCAGTTCTTTTGATCTACGTATTTCTTAAGCGTAGATTTTGAATAATTGCCGATGCCCATATTATAGATAAAATCACCAATTGCCGCTTGACGACTAGCTGATGCAAGCACCAAAACAGGCGATGACTTCATGGCGCGTCTAAGCACATCAAGCGCCAATATATCAAGTTCTGCATCAGCTTGCACTTGAGTCCAGACCAGACCTTTCTTTATATCTATGCCTGTCACGCCCCAGCCGATAGTCCAGACTCCAGCAGGACATTGATAGGCTGTTAATTTACAGCCCTCACTGTCTTTTATTAACTTAACTAATATCGTTAAGGATAACATTAATACTTGCTAACCATAGGCTTCGTACCTCTGCCAACTGCTAATGACGGAGCTTTTTTAGTTGCCATTAGTGTTTCACCATGTCAATAAACCACGCGACAGAGGTGGCAATAGACGCGCCAATTCCGCCAACGATTAATAAAGTTTTCCATCCGCCCTGAGCTTCTGACAAAGTCACACTAATACTTCTAAGCGCTTCCTTTATTTCTTCAATGTCTTTGGCCATTTTGTCCATGTCCGCCTCTATATGCTTAATGTCTGCGCTATGCGTAGCAAGTTCCCTTATCGTTTGCATAGCGGCCTCGTCATCATTCCAGTTTGACATAATCTAGATCTCTTAGTGTAGATATATAGTTTTTACAGAGTGTGGCATAAGCGCTCACCTCGTCGGCTCTATAAGCTTCGGATTTGAGAAATTCAGTAATTTGGTCTGAAAGTTGCCCATCATTGGTGGAGGTGTCAGTAATGGCGCTGGTATCACTAGCTTTCGCTGCGGTGCGATCACTACGCGCCCTATGGGTGTCATACAAGCGCTTAGACTTAAAATTATCGCGCTGACTATTAATAGCATTAATGGTTGATACATTGGCAGCCTCCAGTTGTTGGGTTGCGTTAAGAGCCTTTTGATGCTCTTTGTCTGCTTGTTCGGTTAATGCCTTAAGCGTTAATGTTGCTTCCATGTTTTGAGCGGCTATGCCGTCTTGCATGTATTGTATCTGAGCCTTATCAATTTGGTGAGATAGACCAAAACCAGAAGCAAAAGAAACAGCAGCTATTAAAGCAAAAGCATATATCATTAGTCTTTTACCAGCAGACCAAGCCCGCCCGCAACACCGCCAGCCAGTAATAAAAGCTGGTCGATTGATTTACCTTGGTATATAAACATAGCCCCCACGAGAGCCGTTACGACCCAAATCAACCCGCGCTGTGTAGATGCTTGACCCCAATGGATGCCTAGTTTCATGACAGTGCGTTTATTTGAGCCGTTAAAGCTTGAAGCTGAACTAATAAATCTTCTTTAGTTGGTGGTGGCGTGGGCATTAAAACATCATCAAAGCTCTTTAAAACATTAGCAGCCGCTTCTTTTTGTGCAGTAGTAGCCTCGTCTTTAAAGGATATTTTGCCGTTTGAATTAACACCATCAATCGGACAAACTGCTTTTAATTCTGCGTCTAGCTTTTCAATATTTACAATCATTATTTTTTCCTTTATCCGTAAATTGTGCCAGATATGCCGCTTCTTAGCCTAATAGTTGATGTTCCATTAAGGCTCATATTAAAACCTCTGGCATTGCCAAACCATGTGGTTGTTCCTGAGGCTTCTGAGACTTCTAACCATGCCAGAAAATGACGTCCAACGCTAGGATAGCCAGTATATACAGCCTTCAAAGCTTGAACTTCGCTGGAATTTGCACGAAACTCCGTAATGTTTGACGAAGTGTTATTTGTTACATCAAGACCAATAGCTACAGCAAGATTTATACCACTAGTATTTCTAACCGTACACTGTAAATTGGCCGATACTGGAACTTCACTCAATCCTATAACAAAATCAAGTTGATTATCTGTTGAACCGTTGGCCTGTCTCATTGTGTTTGTTGTATATGTCCACTCATCGGTTAAATCATTAACTAGCATGTTTCGGATAAGCCTGTTTGATGCGTTCCATAAGTATCGTTTTTTTAATGAATCTTCACATTGACCCAAAACTGCTGTGGTTCTTCCTGTGCCAAGATAACGCCTAGTTGTTGCTCCAGATTTTACATAAATCCCATCTTGCAATACTAATGCGGTGGCTCTTGTTGTGTCGTTTGTCCAATTCACTGTTTCTAGCGCAAAAGTAGAATCAACGATAAAAACATCAAAAGGTGTTGATGTTGTTGCTGGAACTGCAACGGATTTTTCGCTAAATGTGTTTATTGACCAAGCCGAACCGCTGTAAGTAGCAATCTGATTACCGTTGTACGGTGTAAAATATACAGTCGTTGCCGCCAAAACATCATCTGTCGTCACAGGCGCAGCTGTAGTTAAAGTAAGCCTGCCATTAATAGTGGCGCTTATAGGTACTGATGATGATGGTGCGCCAGTAACAGAAATAGTCCAGCTCGCCAGTGTTCCACTACCATTAACGCTAGTCACATTAATAACTAGCGAAGTGCCAGAAAATGCCGTCACTTGCCCGATCATGTAATTACTTGGAGATACTGTTGAAGCAGCAAGAACGTATTGACCAATTGCATAAGCCTTGCCAGATTCGACCAGCGTCAATGATTTTGACCCTGTGCCGATTGCAAGTGATGTGGTGCTTGTTGAGTTAGTTGTTGCTCCACCTAAAACGGTCAAGGCTGCATTAACAACATAAGCCGCAACAGCGACCTCTTGTGCAAGAGCAGGAACAAAGCGCGTTTTCCAACCGCCCTCTTTTAAGCCTGTCGTTGCATTGTCGTCATCTGTGACTGTAGACCCGTCACCGCCGACTGATGTGCTAAATGTAACTAAACTCATAATAATTCCTTAATTTCGTAGCTTGTTTGGTATCTTATATTATAAGGTTGTTGAATTGCTGACAATGTCTGCAAGCGACCTAAAAATGCGCGTCTATTTAAATTCAGCGCTGAGCTATCATCATAAATATAAAGAACCTCAGCATCTGTGCCGCTGATCTTTATGATATCGCCATTTAAGATTGACTCGTTGTAATCTAAATGGTCGAGCGTAAATCTTGCGACCCTGCTTGATGTCCGTCTGTCAAAGTACTCAGCGCCACTGATTGCAGTATCAATAACGGTGGTTGTCTCATCACCAACAGACGCGCCTAGATTCATGTTTAATTTTGGCTGATATATTGAGCCTACAAATATTCTACCTAGCTCAATATAACCTGCTGCGTTTGTGCTATCAAAAAATTCAACTTCATAATAACGCGCGTCCGCTATCGCTGATGGAACGTAAACAATAGACTTAGTAAATAAAGCAATTTCTTCGGCTGATAATTGCAAGTCCCAGAACCTTGAATCTTCCCATTCATACGTTCCAAAAGGCATTAAAGGCCATGCGTCAATAATACCGCTATCATAAGCAAGTGTTGTATAACCACTATCCGAATAAGCTCTATAGCGCCAAGTTGCTAGACTTGTTAAGTTGTGGCTAACAATAGCAACAGAACCAATAATCCTAGATTGATCTAATGAAAACCTAAGCTTTGTAGAAGCGTTGACGGCATTAGTTGATCTTGCTTTTTTGCCTAATTGTCTATTTTTGATATTAGTCAATGGTAGCGTTGCAGACCACGATCCATAGGCCGCAAACGTAGCTACGTCTATTCGATTTTGATAGCCAATAATAATATTGCCCATGTTAGCCCCAAAGCGTTAGTGTTGCGCGGTTTGTCGAATAATCCGACTCAATGCCTATGATTTTGAATAGTTTACCACCGTTTAACCCAAAACGATTCAATGTTAAGTTTGCAACATTAACTAAATCTGGCAGCGTCTCTGATAAGTCAAGCGCAATTCGCACAGTGTATAGGTCTCGCCTTGCTTTATAAAGCGCAAGCACACGAGCTGCCTCGGTTGCTGCTGATGCTTGAGTGATTAATAAAGCGTCTCTAGTAATTTCAACAGCAAGACTATATTGATTTTTTATTGCTGTATCTTCTGATGATGCTGTTAATGATGGCTGTGCTAATACGTTGCGCCTATCGTCTGCCACTGCTCCGGCCAAATCTGAATATTGCACGGTGTAATTCTTTTGGTAATTAACTTTGACTCGATAAGCCGCTATACCTTTGTCCGTATCGTTTGTGCGGTTATGCTCAATGCTTAAAATATTACCAGCGTAAATCTCAATGTTTGCCGCGCCTGTCGGAGCGTCAAAGCGTCCCATTCCAAATAATCCTGTAGCATCAAAACCGTAATAAGCACCGATTGATATGGCTATCTGATCCATTACATTAATTGATGTCTCTGTGCTTTCCAGCCACACGCCAACAACAGCAGAGTTAAGCGTATCTAATGCTGTTACATCGCCAGCAACAATATCACCCGCAGACACACCGCCTTTTAAGGCAATGGCTTTAAGTATTTGCGCTACTGTCCTATTGCCTGCCGCTGCGCCTTGTGTTGCATCACACGTTATTAATCCTGATGGCACTGTTGTTAGCCTAATAAACCCTTCTGCTAAACAAGTACGGTATTTTCCTGCCGATGGTGCTGTAGCTTGCAATAATGCGTTAGTTGCAACATCAGCCTCAAATACTAAAGCAACACCTCTATCATAAACGTTGCCGATTGCCGCAATTGCGCCATCATTAATCTGATAAATAAGCTTTGAACTATTGACCATTATCGGTTGAATGTTAAATACTTGACCGAATAATAAGGGTTTAGGCTTTTTAGCTATGTCCGCAACACCTTCCACGCCTGCTGGTAATGAGTTATTACCAGCATAAAGCGTTGTCTGTAATGGTTTATCAAGTATCGCTAATTTATCACGCACTAAAATAGTGGCTTTAGCAAAAGTAAATTCAACTTGCTCCATTGTGCCGTTTAAGATTGTTGTAAATGTTGAAAATGCCGCGCCCTCTGTTCCAATCTTAATAACTAAGCTTCTACCGTCAAACGAATAAGGCAATAAATAATCCAAGCCGCCATCAACATTAGATAATTCAACCGCACCATAACCCACTCGACTAGCTCCGCTTGTTGTGCCGTTGCTAAACATATTTCGACTGATTGATGCAGGGTTTACTATCCTTGCATCATAATAAGCATTAGGTGGCGTGTCGCTTGGCCCTGTTGTAAAGTTTTGAGATGAATATCTAAATACTTCAGTCGTTCCCGCTGCATCTATAGCAGCGGTTATCTCAACTAAATAAATCATGATGATGCCTCTAGTTTGGCTTTACGTGTTAGCTCTGACATTTCAGCTTTCATTCCTTTTAATTCATTAATCATAGCCACATTAGCGTTTGATTGTAGATTAACCAATGCCTGTAGCTCTATCACTTGTTCTTTTAATAAAGTTGCTTGCACTTCACTAGAGTCTTTAATTGATTGAGATATATTATCAAATAGGCCAGCAGTTTGTGAATGATTAGTGACATTAGCAGGAGAGCCAAAGTTTACAAGCTCTGCTCCTTGTTCACCGACTAAAGACACGCCGCTAGCCATACCACCCATTGCATAGGCTGGAATGCTTGCTAAATATTGATCTTTTAAAGCTTGATAAGCATTAGTCGCGTCCATATCTGCGCTCCACGCTCTGTTCATTCCTATGCCAAATCGCGCCTTGTGGTCTGAATCAAACTTAGATATTACAGCTTCCCAATATGGATTATTTGTCCCACCCGCCGCTGTTGTTGTTGGTACGTTTGACCTATACCCAGCTAATAATGCCGCTCTATCTGCTGTCGCTTTTACTCTTGCCGCCTCTGCTGCTGCCTCTGTCGCTGCCTGTGTCGCGGCTTGATTGTCTGCGTTTGTTTTACCTAAATCACTAGCAACATTTAGCGCTAAATCTATCCCTGTTGCGCCTCCATTTGTTGTTGTTGCTAATGTTGCGTTTTCTGCCCTCGTTGCTGCTGCTGTGGCCTGTATTCTTGCCGCTTCTGCTGCTGCTGCTTTTATTTCTTGTGCTGATACAAATCCGGCTAAAGCATCACCCAAAATTAATATAGACGATGCAACAGTATTAACGCTTACATCTAAAGCAATTAAATTGCTATTTGCGGCTTTTGCTTGGTCTAGCTGCTCTTGCATCAAATCAACTTGGCTTTTCGTTACAGCCATTGCCTCTTCTAAGCCTTTTAATACAGACTTATAGTCTGCTTGATAAGCTTCGCCTGTTGCGTTGTATTGCCTTGATGAGTCTAAAAACTCTTTTCCCAGTGCGGGCAAGCTTGCTAATGCTGCCTCGTTTCCTTGAGCCGCTAATATTGAGGCATCGGTGAAAGCTTTTTTGCTTGAGTTATATATTTCCTCAGGTGATGCGGTAGGATTTTTAGCGCCTGTTAATTCGTTGTAATACGTGAGTAATCCTTTTCCAAGCGTAACAAATTTATCACGCATTGCTGTCAAGCCCTTATAGGCTGTTTCTAGTGTTTTCTCTGTGTTAGCTAAAGCCAAGCTTGCATCAGTTAATTTATTTAATGCTGATGTATAAGCTTTTGTTTCAGCATCCATGCTTAACGCTGCTTTTTCACGCTCTAAACCTAAAATAGCTTCTGACTCACCTAGCGCCTTATAAATTGCTATTTGTTGATTGTATGATGTATCAATAATTTTGTTTTGTTCTGCAAGCTTTTCTTTAACTAATTGAGCGCTTAAATCAGCAGCGTCCGCAAAATCTTGAGCCATAGCCAAAGCTAATACATAAATCTCACGACCACGCACTGTAGTGTCGTTTTTTAATACATCAAGCAATGCTCTGTAGTTGGCTTTTGCATCAGTGACGATTCCAGTGGTTGAGTCAAAAGTCGCATTAACTATTGGCATTAATAGACTAAGCTTTGAAAAGCTATCATTTAATGTTTGTGTTTTGCTAACAAGCTTGTCTTGATCTTTAAAGTAAAGATCAAAATAAGTGGCTAATGAATCTTTTAACGCTGATATACCGCCAGCAGTTACGATTAAATTAGTATCTAATAAGACACTGGCCGCGCCAATATCTTTTAGCCCTTGCTTAATATTAATTAAATCTTTAAAAGCCTCGATTGCATCATCAGCAGTCCCTGGCAACATACCCATAATCGTGTTTAAATCTTCCATCTTTGATGATGCAATGATTGACTGTACAACCATTTGTTTTTCAATATCGCCAGTTTTTTGTAGTATCTCTGAATAGTCAACCGCTGTCATTCCAAGCGTCTTAAGCTTTGCCTGTGCTGTGGCAATGATGACAGTCACGCGCATTAGCGTTTGATAGTAGCCTTCATTCTCTAGCTGAGCCTCTAAAAATTTAGGGTTAAGCAATGCCATTTGATCGGCAAGCTTTGACACTGTTGCTGTCAATATTTCACCATTTTTTTTAGCATCACTACCTAAAGGAATGCTACCAAGATCAATATTGAAACTATTTAGCTTGTCTTGTATAGCAACCCCATCGTCACCAATAACGTTAGCCGCTGAAACTATGCTTTGCGCTGTTTGAACAATGGTGTCGCCTATTGCTTTATTAATGTCTGAATCTAATGCCGCATAAAATGTTTGTATTTTTGTTTTGGAGTTTTCAATCAAGCCCCATAAGTAAGATGTCGTGCTTGTTACTAAAACGTCAGTGTATTGTTGAGCCGCGACTATTCCATCCTCGACCACACTACCCAATGTTTGGCTAACAAACTTAATCCCTGACCCCGCGAACTCGCGTTTTATCTTAGTTGAACCTAGAAATGGATCAAGAATAAAACCCATCACAGAATTTATTACACTGCCAATCGCAGGAACAAGCTTTCCTAACGCTGTAACCAATAATGAAATTCCAAGCGACCCAGCTGCGGCTGAGGCTGTCATAAATCCAGACGCCAATCCAACGCCTATATTTGCCGCGCTTATAGATCCACCAGCCACAGCATTTTGCACAGAATTACTTGCTGTTGTTGATCCAATGCCTAAACCTGTTTGACCTTCTAAGCCAAACTTTTTAATGGCTGCGTTATTTATTGCATTATTTGAAACAGCAAGCATAGCTAAACTATTAGCCATTCCTTTGCTGTAATCAAGATCGGCTGTTGAATTTTTTGAAATGTTATCTAAAGCATCAAGAATTGAATTAGACATTTCATTGCTACCCAGCACAGTACCGCTCAATGATGCTGAGTAAGCTTCCTGCTGTTGCTTTTGATAATCAGCGCCAGTCATTTGTGGTGCTGCTGATGCACTTCCAGACATAGCCACACCAATAGCCAACATAAAGGCTAACATAGCCGCGCCTGTAGCAAAACCAATAGGGAATGGAGCCGCTGAGGCTGCTGCTACTGCTGCTGTTCCTGATGCCGTTGCTTTTGTCCCGTCTGCAATTGTGTTGGGCAGTACAGACGCTTCGTTGGCCGCTGTTGACTGGAATATTCCAGAGATAAACGCGCCCACCATTTTTGCATTATCAGTTATCATCTTGACCATTGACATGGCAGACTGAGCCATTTCAAACGCTCTAAATACTTTAGTCGCTACGCCTAAAGCCTTATAACCTGTTGAGCCTTTTTCAAAAAAACCTTGAGCCGCTTTGGTCATGTCGCCATAAGATTTGACTTGTAGCTTATCTTGTTTTGCGCCTGCGTCTGAGATGGCTTTATCTTTCTTGGCTTGGTCGCCCTTGCCGTCATTCATCTTTTCAATAGATAATAACTGTTGCTCTAGTCCGTCTGTAATGGCTGCTTGTGACTTTTCATAAGATGCAAAAGCAATGCCCATGTCACCGATTGACGCGCCTACACTGCCAAAAGCATCAGACAAACCTGTAGCCGCTTCCCTTGCCGCGTCTAAGTTAGCTGTAAGGATTGCCATTTCTGCTGTTGCTCTTTCATTAGCTGCTGTTTGAGCTTCGCTTATAGCTTTGATTCTGTCCGCTGCTGCTTTGCTTACTACCTCGTCCTTGCTGCCTTGGGTAGTTATATCAAGCTGTGCCATTTGTTCAGGTATCAATGCCTTTTCAGCTTGTAACCCTGCAATTTCTGACTTAAGCCTAAGCTGTTCCGCTAAAGTTAGATTGTATTTATTAGCAGTGTCTAGCTCTGCCTGTGCCGCTGCTATCTTTGCATCAATAGTCGATGCTGACTGAGCAATGATAGCCGCTTGAATAGCCCTAGTTTTGTCTAATGAGGCAAACAAAGCATCTTGTGTTTGTTGAGTGATTGCGTTTTTAGTGGCCTGCTCTGTCGCTATAGCCATACTGCCCTTAGCCTTATCTTCAATCGCTTTGCGTTCTTCTGATAATGCTAGTAATTGTGTTCTTGATTGACCCTCTAATAATTTGCCAGCTATCTCTGAGCTTGCTATTGTTGCATCTTGTTGAGCCTTAAAATTAGCCTCTGCTTCTGCTAGTACTTTTTTTGCCGCTGCTGCTTCTTTTGTTGCTTTTGTTTGTGCTGCTGTCGCGTCTTTGTCCGAATACTTTTGGTGGATTTGATCCTTCATTGCGACGGTTACTTCGCCATAAGTATCTTTAGCCTCTTTTAATGCTTGGTTTTCTTTTTGTGATGCTGTGCCAAATTCTTTGATTCTCTGTATTTCTAAATCACGGAGCCTAACAGTTTCATCTTGTGATTTTTGAGTTTCTTTATCATTTTTTAGTTTTTGCGCAGTTCCCGCAGCGAAAGAATCTGATATTTTTTGTTGGTTCTTTAGTTGATTTAGCATTAATTCTTGTTGCATATACATCTCTTTAGCAACAGGATAAGTGGCACTATCTTTATTTTCTGGTATGTTTTTCTTTGCTGCTGCTACGATTATCTCAAGCGTGGCTATTTGTTTAGCTATACTTCCCCTAAATCTTTCAGTCAAATAATCAACTGTTATAATCATTCCAGATACAATATTTCCCAGCAGTCCACTTGCTTTGTCATTTAATAGAGCATCTTCAAAACCCGACCAAGCCTCACCAAGCATGTCAACCTTACCGCCCAATGTTTGCATTTTTATTGCGCTTGCGTCTACTGCACTGCTGCCCATTGCATGTATAAGATTTTCTATTATCGGCCTTGTTAATTGTCCAGCCTCCATCATTTTCATGATTTCCGCTGTTGTTTTTCCTGTGACTTCAGCAAGTAACGAATATAAAGGAACTCCGCGCTCTATCATTGCGTTAGCATCTTGAGCCTGAAGTTTGTTTTTTGCGTATGCTTGTCCCAACTGTCGAATTATTCCAGATAATGTATCTGACTCCCCGCCAATTTTAGAAACCATATTAGTTAAGTCTTGCATGACTTGAATTGTTGGCTCAATACCAAAATTCTTAAGCATCATATAAGATTTGGTTATTTCTTTGAGTGACTGTGGTGTTTCTCTTGATATTTTTTGAATATCAGCCATTGCCTTAGCAGCCATTACTGAGCTTCCTGTAACAGATAGCAATTGCGCCCGCATATTTTCAAATTCTATATTGACTTTTAAAATATCTTTAGCAAGAGACAACAGGCTAATTCCAGCTAATGCGCTGCCTGCTATTTTTGCAACGCTACCTAGACTACTCAACGCGCGTTCACTGCGTCCAGTAGCTTGCTCCATTGCAGATAGATTGCGTGATGCTGTTACTGCACTGGTCGAATCAACTGCAACTTGAATAGAATAGGTATCGGTGGTCATTTTGTTTTGCTCCGTTTTGCAATTTGCTCTGCTTGAATATTTAAGTAAGCACTATCGAGCCGCATAATAGCACTTACTTCTAATGGCGTTAATTCTATGTTGGTCAATCTTGACCATGCGCCAATTTCCGAGTAACTAATTGGATTTTGACCAAACCCATTGCTTGAGCGTGTTCGGCTTAATTCACCAAACCACGCCCAGCAGTAGGCGTAATTTTCTGGCATAGACAATGATTTATAATCATCAGGTATCTCATGCCCCATTGCAATAATCGCTTGAGCTTCATCGCGTAAACTACTGCCATTGTCGTTTGTTTTGCTGAGTTCAAATTCTCGTGTGCCAAACTCGACAATGTCATTGATTAGGCTTTGGTGAAGTTTCCCAAGTTATTGCTTGCCTCAAAAACTTGTTCACGGATTTCGCTGTTGCGTTCCATTAACTTTGTGGCGTTTTCTGGTGAATATTCAAAGTTAGTAATTCCACGCCATCCGACAACACGAATTGCTGCCGCGTCAATGCCGAATTGTTCATCGTCTTCAATGGTGCGTTCAACTTCTTTTCCGCGCTTAGCCGCTAACTGATCTTGTGACTTTCTACGGTTTAATGTTTTGCGAACCCAATCTTGCACTTTTGGTGCTTGTGAACCAAGCACTGTAATAAATATGCCCGTATCGCCACCGTCAGCTCTTAAATATTCAAACTCATAAGCGTTTTCTGACGCGCTAACTAAATCTAAATCATCAAATGATAAACCTGTTTTTTTGCTCATGTTCTTATGTTCCTGTTGATTTATAAAAAAATACCCACGCCCGCATGGTTGCAAGCGTGGGTAATTGTAGCACTATTTTTAAGCGAGTGAATCTTGAACCATGATTGTTGTCGCTAAATTAGCCACTGCACTACCACCCGCTGTATTTTTAAGCGCAGTAAATGGGAATGTGCGAGTTAATCCAGACGCGCCATCAGTTACATCAGCACCGCCAATTTTAACGCGTGACATGGTAAACGATACAAAATCAGCCGTTGCAGTGCTATCTGTTGTTAATACCATAATGATAGACACTTCGGTTTCATTGATAAAGTAATCGCGGAATGTTGCGTCGGTAAAGTAAGCACTAAATGTACCTGTTGCGCCTACAACGCCTTGGAAAACATCTGGGCGTGTTAATGAACCAACTACTGCGTCAGCTACTGCAATATTTCCGTTAATGTCAAAATCAATTGAAGTAACGATTGCAACAGGTGTTCCTGCAACAAGTAACAAGCCATTTACACCAGCAGTCACGCCACCAGTTGTAATTGCAGTTGGTGAAGTTAAAACTTGTGATGTGCCAGTGGTAACATTTAAGCCGACCAATGGAAAATCAATGGTCGCCATGCCATTAGCAGGGATTTTTACCTGTGCATTAGTTTGCATAATGTCAGTGTAAACCTCTGACTGCGCAACGTCTGAAAACCAATGTTCAACTGTGTAATAATCTTGTGTCTGTGAAGTTTCTGGCACATAAGTATATTTGCCGGGAATAGCAACAGTTACCCCAGTAACTGAGGTTGCATTATCTGCAAGCGCACTACCGTTTAACGTTTTAACTGTTAATGTGGTTGCTGTTACAGCAGTCACTAATAAGTTTTTATTTAAGTTAGCCGCGTTAACGCTGCCCGCTGTAATGCGAACCACGTTACCGATTTTAATACCACCAGTTAACGGATTTCCTGTTTGGAATGTAATCACGCCAGTTGATGCAACAATAGTGACAGCCGCTGCGGTTAACGATGAAATCGCAACAAAGTCTTTACGCAATACGGATTGTAAAAAGTCTTTATATGTTCCCGCTGATAATTCACCGCTTAATGTACCCGTTGATTGTTTTGAGCCATGACGAAAATCAGCAATTTGTTGATCTGGGCGAATCTCGTTTGACTGGAATGTTTCTTTAGTCAAGTTGATTGTGCTTGTGACACGTCTTAATTCTTGACCGCCACTGCCTGAAGCTGCTACGCCTAAGCCTGTTTGTTTTTTGTAAGATACGACTTTTTTAACGCCTTGTGCAATTGTCATTTTGTAACCTCTTATGGATAAATATCTGCTGAAAAATAAATTGATACCGGAATTTTATAAAGCACCCCGTCAATCAATGCCGGTGCAATTGAAGGTGTCTTGTCAATAATAACAGTTACACTGCCGTTTGTTAAACTTGTACCGCGTTTAAAATGATTAACCAATAAATCAACGCGGGTTGCTGCTGTTTTTGCGCCTACGTTAGCCGGATAACACAATAGAACCTGCATAAATCCTTTTACGCGATAATGATTGCCTCCCAGTGTTGGGTTAAGTGTGTCTGCAATCATTAAATTAACTTGTTGATATGCTGTGCCAACGATGGGCGTAAACGGTACGTTTTCCCACGCTGTCGCAATCGTAGGCGTTAGCGCATTGAGTTTTGTTTCTAATGCGGTACGGATCTCAACCAGTGCCATTTAAAACTCCTTCAAATAATGCAACAGATACACGAACCATGCCGTTTGGTGCTTGTCTGCTATGTGCGTCATATTCTAATTTTTGAATATAAGGCACGTTGTTGGTTAAGTAAACAACACTGCCTGCTCTGCGTGGGATAACGCTTTGTGCTTTCATTACGCTACCGCTATCATCTTCACCGACAAAAGGCGAATCAATTGTACATTGCCAGTTACCGCGAGCGCGTCCAGTATCAACAGGTGTCATTTGAATAATGTTAGAAAAAACTTCACTTGTTGCAGCGCGTATTTTATTATCAACGTGACCATTAGCACGCGCCACAATTTGCGACATTGACCCCGTCATTTTCTCACCTGCATTTCATAAAGCGCGGGTAATTCACCCGACCATATATGACGAACTGCCACCACTTGATAAACTTCACTATCAACGGTTACTTTATCTGCTGGTTGTGGAGTTGGTGCGCCTAATGCCGCGATCATTACCTTTCTGTCGCCCGCTTGCACTACGCCACTAATAAAATCAATTCCGTTATAGTCTTTAATAACGGCAGTATGATTAGTGGATGTTGTTGTTCCGCCCGATAACTCCCCTGTTGTTGGGTCATAAGTGCCCTCAACAATAGACGTTAGCGTGATTGATTTGCCAAACTTATCGAGCAATTTATCTGCTGTAGATCGAGCGCGAGCGTCAAGTGTCATGTTCTCACCAATGATCTCGACATATCATTACCCTGTTGTTTAAAAAACACCGATAACATGGCATCAATTTGAGCATAGCGGGTTTGTTGTGGTGAGTATTTGTCATATTCCACCTCGATAACGTCTACTTTTTCACGAATAACGCCTTGCGTTAAATCCTGCATTAAAATGGCTGTGTAAGATTTTAACGCTAATTCAGCACACGCATTTTTTACAGTAGTTGGCACAATGTCAAAATCCACATATTGCGGAAAAACATTTGCCGATAATGAATCAATTAATGGAACGTATAAGCGCGGCCAATCAAGCGACTGTGTTGAGTATCTGCGATAACCCGCATATTGCAAACGATATTGAGCCACCATATAATCTGTGGCTTTGCGCAATAATTGTTCTTTTGTTGCATCACTTGTAATTGCCGCCCATGCCGTATTGCCAATGTTTGCGTGGTAGGTTGTTGCGTCTGCAACTGATACATAACTTTCAGCGTTTGCAAGTCCAGTGCCATTTTCAACTATTAAAGTCATAATATAACCTTAAAATGCCGGTGTAATTGTTGCGCCATCTTCAAGTGGTTCATATCTGATGTAATGTTTCCATGTGCCAGTAGTTGAACCAACACCAATAACGCTAGTTAAAATGCTATTTCCACCAACTCTAACTGCTCCCCAAGGAAATGCGCCCACGCCACTTGCGTTTGAAATAACAGGCGCGTTAGTTAATGCGCCAAGTTGTGCAAGAACGCTTGTTTTAGGTGCTTTGCTTGCAAGTGTAGCTGATGCTGCTGAGATTGTTTGTGCGGTAGCACTGTCATTATTTGTAATGCTGTATTGCAACGTTGATGCTGTTGCGTTATTTGCTGTGTAACATTCAGAAACAAGCGCATAAATTAAAACGTCACCAGTGATATTAAAAAGCGTATCACCATTAACCATGACTTTTGCAGTTGTTTTTGCAACGTGATCTGAATTGTCTTTTGTTTGTCTGCTCATAATCAATCCACCTTATGAATTTGCAATGTGCCTGTTCCGCTTGTTGTAATCGCACCAATTTTGCGCGATTCATCAATACCTAAAGTGACTACATTATAAGCGAATAAAATATAACCCGTTGACGTGGTTACATCTGTTGCAGTTTCTTCTACTTTAATATAACAATCAATTGTTGACCAAACATCATACAAACCTTCGTGAAGTGCTGCTGATTGAGCTGCTGATGATGATATTGCAAATGATTGTTGTGAGTTGCCTTCTAAAAATACTGGGTTCATATTTTTTCTCATAAGATAATAAAGGCGGGGGAACGCAAACAGGAACGAACGCGAACCCCCTAAAAAAATTAACCGAGCAACGTCGCAACGTGGTTTGGTTTCCATACTTTAGCACCGTATAAGCAACGTACTTCAAGCATAGTTTTCATATAACCTTTATAGACTGCGATTTCAAATACCAGACCGCTTGTTGGATCTTGAACTGTCATTACATCAACAGCAGAGTCACCACCGTTTGGCATAGCTGGAGCGCGCATACCTAGCTCAACGGCTGATTTATGGAAAGCAACACTTGGTGTGTAAGAATCGCCAATTGTTAAAGCGTTTGCTGTAGCAATGACTTTTTGTGCGCCTGGAGCATTTAATGAAATAGTGCCAGCAGCCGCAACACCTGTGCCAACAACGTATTTGTTAACGGTATCCGCTGCAAATGTTACAACGTCACCCGCTAATACTGTGCCGCTACCAGTTACAAGAGCAACATCAGTTGCACCGATAGCAGTTGAGCCAGAAGTTACATAAGAAGCACCAGCGCCTTTTGTGTGCGTGGTAATGCCAGCCGATTCTTTAATCATTACGCCTTGAAGGTCAAGCAAAGTACCTTGGCGCAATAAAGCTTCATTACCAGCAGTATTAACTTGTTGTAGTTGAGCAAGGTTGCGTAACTTAACGCCAGCAGCAGTATTCATTACTAGGCTGATTTGGTTATCAATCGGGCAACCGTTATCAACTAGGACTTGACGCACTTGAGCGATAGTGTCGAAGTTAGAAGCAAAAGGAGTAGTTCCAGCAGTACCAATGGCGCGTGAAGCACCTTTGTAAACTGTTGCAAATAAGTCTTGTTCAATCTTGTTGCACAATGCGCGAATGGCTTGAGATATTTGGTCACCATAAATAGTTTCGTAGCCTGAACCGTTGTTGACGTGTTTGACATCTTCACCAGTCCAAGGAATCTGAACAGAAGCGTAAGAATCAAGAGTCATTGTTTTGTTGTCAACAGTTTGGTCAGTACCTTCAGGGATAGTCATTGAAGGCGCAAATGAAGTGTTTGCTGATGGTGTGCGTGTGAAAGATGCACGGATAGTGTCGCCTTTAGCGGCTCTGTCTGTTGCGTTACCATTGATGGTAGCTGATGGAATAAAGCCGACCAATTCACGACCGACTATGTCAGCCGCCTTATAAATGTCTGCCGCTAGGTTGTTTAATACGTTTGCCATTTTGATTGCCTTCTAAAATAAAAAAAATAATTAGACGGCAATCGAAACAGGGTTTTTACTCCGAGACTTTGCCGCCTTGCTTAATAAAACTAGCTCTCTCGGCTTGTGACATTGTGTCAAAGCCTGATCGACCTACTGTTTTCTGAGAGCCTGTACCACCGGCCCCACTCGCACCGCCTCCGCTGTTGGAAGGTGCTGAAATATAATGTTTACCGTCATCACTGCCCGCCCATTCTGTGACGAACGCGCTTAAGTCCTTGTCGCCAATCATTGCTTTGCGACTATCACCATCAACAGTGATTTTAGCCTGTGTTGATAGCATTGCTTTTACAGCGGGTAAAAATGGAGCTGATACACCAGCCTTTACAAGAGCATCGGTTAAGCCATTATCAAGTAATAACTTAGATGTAAAGCCAGACTCGGAGCTTAACTGGCCTTGTAATGTTTCCAGCACCTTTGCCGACTCTTTGCCAGCTTTGTTAGCCGCGCTTAAGTCTACAGTCAGTTTGTCTATCTGCGCTTCAAGATCAATCACCGTTTGTGGATCAATCTCTTGACCTTTCATAAGCTTCTTGTTCTTGTCTAGCAATTCCTGATTCTTTGTCTTAAGTCCGCTAATTGCCGACTCAACTGCTGAATCAATAACTGCTTGTATTTCTGGTGTAATTTTCATCTTGTCCCCTAAGGATTTGGAGGGCATAGCCCGATTAAAGATCGCCTAACGATTTTGACGTACTATAACATGAAATATATTAAATCAACTCTCTTTTGCTTTTAATTCTGCAAGCGTGTACTTATGCCCTGAGCTGTCCACAAATTTATCCAGTGGCGTTCCTGCACGATATAGGTCAGCTCTGGCCTTGCCTAGCACCTCATCTTGAAATGCTACGGGCTGTTTTTTTAGCCATGTTTGATAGGTTTCTGTTTGGGCAACTTGCCCATTCATTGATGCTCTAGTTCTGCCATCAGGGTTTTTAATGCCCATACCTTCCCATGATTTTAGAACACTGACTGTAGACGACCTGCAATTGATATGTGCAGGAGGATATAAAGCACTGTCAAGCGGATAGACTTTACCATCCCGCGCTTGGCATATTGAACTGGTTTTACCGTCTAATGTAGATACCCATTGCACACCGCTAAATATATCCGCATTAGCTTTGTAATATTCTTGGCTTGCCGTGTTGCTTGCATGTGACATTGCCGTGCTAACTATCGCCTGAGCCTGTCGTCTGTTTAAAGCTGTAACACCGTCGGTAAATTGGAGCGCCTTTGTTCCTGTGACTCGCTTAACAACATCGCTGTAAGACTGCCCTTCGACTAAGCCAATTCTTACAGCGTCCTGTAATCTTGAAAAGCTATCGCTATCCAGTTTATCAATCCATTCTTTTATGAGCTTGCCTTGTAATGGCTTGGACTCTATGGCCGCAAAAAGCACAGCAGGCGCAACAGCGGTTAAGTCTAAAACTATAGGCGTTACGCTGTTAGTCGTCTTAATCTGCCATTCTTGCTCGTAAGCGCCCGCCTCGTTCATGTTAATAAACAACTCTTTACCAGCTAAGTTATAGCCCTCCGTCATTATTGCCCTGACTGATTGTAACCTTGCGTCAATCTGGGCAATACTCATAGAGCTATCTAAATCTAATGAGCGGAGCTGTGCAACTAAATCCTTTTCAACTACCTTTAATAAGTCCATGACTTTTTTAGTAGTGGAAGAATAATAACGCCTTAAATATATCTCGTGAGCTATGGTTTTATCCCTTAGCTGAGTGTTAGCTGTTTCTATCACGCTAACATCCCACCAGTGGCAGGGTTATTTTTAATCCTTTCTTGCTCATCGTCAAAACTAATATCCTGCGCAATAATGTCAGCAGACACAAGGTTTTCAAACAAAACATTCGCGGATATTGCCCCTGCTTGCCAACTCTTAACAAGCACATCTACATCCTGTGCCGTCATCGAATTAGGTATAAAGTCACGATTTAACTCGACGCTTACATCACCAGCAACGCCCGACCAATCACGCAACAACTCAAGCACATGAGTTAATCCAATACTAATTGATTGAGCTATTGAAGCCAATACGCTGTTTTCACTTGATCTGTGTATTGATGCGGTTTGTGCTGCTTCGGCTGCTCGCTTTTCAGGTGCTAAAATCCTAGCCCCTAAGATAGCCATCATTGATTCCTTTGCGCGTAAAGCTTCGCGTAACTCTCCCAAGCCTTGGCCTGTAAACTCTAAGTAAAAAGCTTTTGATTGTGGATCTGGTAATAGCCAAGCCGTGCCGCTACCTATTCGAAGTTGTGCAGACTGGTCATCAGAATAGTATCCAGTAACAACAGGTGTTGGTAGTCCTGTAAAGTGTAAGCCATGTTCATAGTCTGCTGTAGTCCTGTAGTGGGATAAGTTAACGTCTATTAAATCTAACAATGGTGGCTTGTCTACGCAGGGGCTGTTATCTCTAACACCAAAGAACTCAAACGGTATTTTACTAAGCAGCTGCCCATTGATTTGAGGGTAAAGCTCATCAATTAAAACAAACTCGCCTTTTTTGTCTTTTCTAAATAACCTTTGGCGATACGCGCCCTCGGCTAAATCTAATACGCGCCATTGTGGTTCACATTTCGATTCAAACTCGTCGCCCTCAATTTCATACTCTTCTTCAAGAACAACCAGCATTAAATGCTCGACGTTGTTTATGCGTCCGGTTTTCCAGTTTATAATTGATTCAGCATCGTACATGGTGGCATAAGATCTTGCGCCTTGTGCCTGTGCTTGGGCTAATGTCACAGCATTGCCGATAGGCGGGTAATCAACTAAGACACCACAACGACCAAGCGTTATAACTTCTTCGGCTATCATTTCAGATAGTTGATGAAGCGACAATCCGCTCATGGTCACATCGGCTATGATGTCATCCATTGCGCCTGGAGCTGTAACCGCCTCTGGCTTCATAAACAGCATTCCCGTCAAGCCATCAATCGTTCTTGCTGTCGCGTTGTAATATAACGCCCGCTGTTTGTAAGCATAATATTCAGCGTCATTTTGACCGCTTAGGCGTGGAAGGTATTTAATACCATATTCGTGGATCTCGTCTTGCCCTTCTGCTGCGTGTTCGCATCGTTCCCATTGCTCGTAATATTCGTGATACTCGCTGTGTTTTGTATCGACTGCCATAATTAAATTCCTGTAATTGCTGCAAATGTGGGTCTATTATTAACTATAGGATAGCGGTAAGCAACAAAATAACCTATTGCATCAACGACATGATCGAACCCAGCAGCTTTGTCAGGCTCGCCTGTTTTTGCGTAGCATTGTTTCTCTAGAGATTCGACCAGCATTGGACAATATTGCGAATTAACAAAGTATTTCCTAATGCTTAAGTTATGAATCATGGCGTTAACTGATAGCACTCTGTCTTTAATGAATGGATTGCGTGAATTAACCAATACTTGTAAGCCATACGACCTTAAGATGCTGTGGTCTGATTCACTAGCATTGTTTGACTTTCTAGCATTACCACTTGCATCTGGATAGATTAATATTTTATGTGATGGATAGCGCTCTTTTAATAACCGCGCCATCGTTGGAGTATCAAACACGCCCGTGAACTCCATAACTGCACAAGCTGTATCGCTGCGAACAACATGAACAACGGCAGACATGTTAGCAACGTTAAAATCCAAACCAACGTGTAGTACATCATCAGGCATAATTGTTTCAGTCGTTGCATTAAGCTTTCTATCAAACTCATGGTAGACGCTCCCAGCGTTAAGGTTTACAAAGTTGCCGTCAAGATATGCAGATAATTGTGCGCTTGAATAGGTTGCCTTTAATTGGTCAACATATCCAGCAGGAAGCCTTTTGTTTGAGCTTGTTGGAGCTTTGATTAGCTTATATCCTTTGCGCTTTTCTTTTCCCCATGTCTCATACATAAAACCAAATCCTTCAGGTGTTGACACTGCCGCAAGAGTGTTTTTTCTCCCGTCTGGTTTCTTTTGTCTACATCTTCCAAGCATTTTAACCCATACTGTTCTTGCTTGGTCTATGCGTAGCGTATCAGCCTCATCTATCACCGCGTCAGCGACTTCAAACCCAACCAAACGCTCTGGGTTGTCAGCCGACCTAAATATTATCTGTGAACCGTTCTCTAGTTTGATGGTCGCATCACTTCGATTTAATTTATATTCTATCTTAAGTTTTTGCAGTATTTCTTCAAAGCGTGGAAACGCAATCAATCTAATTAAATCGTATGTCGGCTCAATAAAACCAAAATCCATTGTTGGATATTGTAACGCAAGTTTTATAATCCTTAATACTGCTGCGTGACTTTTTCCCGCCCCATATCCTGCAACCATTGCTGGATGTGTTGATTTTGAATTAATGAACTTTTTTTGCGGAGTGCTTACTCTAATCTTCGTCGTCATCGTCATCTAATCCGTCATCTTCAATAAACTCAAATTTCTTTATTGAGGCTGTTTTTATAGTTGCTTCAACACGATCTGTTGATACTCCTGCCGCTTTACCTCTGGCAATTTCAGCCGTAATAGCTGCGTTGATTTGATTGTTTTTAACGGCAAGGTTGCGCAACGTCATTAAGTCTTTTAAATGCGATTCAAGCGTAATGCCAACAGCTTCAATGATGGGTTTGCGTAACTCGTCAACCCTTGCTGAAATATTGCTGTCAGCCATAAGCCGTGAAGCATTAGCTTGTATCGTTTCAGGCTTAGTTGTTGGCTTTGTATCAAACGCCCCACGATAAGCATCAGCCTGTGTTTTGCCTTCTGCAACCAGTTGAGCAAAGCGTTCTTGTTTAGGTGTGAGAGCCATAAGTTTCACCTGTTGAATCAAGTATTGCCTGTTTGCCCGTGAAGTCTTGCCAGCGTTTTACTAATACACACGCACTTTCTGTACGACACATAAATAGCAAAGTGAGTATGCTTACAATCTTTCATATTAACCTTTAAAAAAATGCCCTATTTATTTAACAGGGCTTGAGTGGTTGGGTCGGAGAACCCCTTGCAAAATCGTTTTGGTGACTATAACACTTTTTTAAAAAACCATAATAAAAACTACAATAAAACTCAGGATAGGAAAAACTGCCCTGAGTCTTCCCTGAGTCTGCCCTGAGTTTTCAGTAAATCCTCTTGTAAGTCTTTATATATAAAAGAAAAAAAAAAAAAATAATATATATATTGAACTCA